GGTAAACCGCTTTCTGTCAAGGTCAAGCTCTACAAAAATAGTTCCTAGTCCGGCCATATTACTTCCCGTTCTTTATGTATTGCGCCGCCATCGTTTTAGCCGCATGGAAAGGTGGGCGTAAAAATGGTTTTGCTGCCATCCGGGACGTACCAAATTCAACCATGTGCGCCCAGTAAATCTTGAAAGTGCCTGCGTATACCCTGATATTCCCTCGCCTTTTCCTGTGCTCAACTCGTCTGATCGTGTTCCGCAGGTCCTCTGGCTCCCTCCCCATCCATCTCCGTTCAGTGTGGAACTCAACGAGGCGGCCCCTGTTCCTTCCGGTCTTGGGGGTAAACGAGACATTCCCCGATGCCCACTTACCTTCGCGGGTGATGGTGCCCACCGGGCATCGCGCCTTCGCATTGGCGACAACATCATCCATAAGATCGTTTGCGTTTTTCAGTGCAATCTCACAGATATCATCAAAGACCTTTTTGCCCCTCCATCCTTCAACTCTCATTCTGGCGCCTTTCCCTAATAAAATGATGGAATGTTCCGTGGACCTTCTCGAAGCACTCCCTCTGGTTCTGTATCTCATACCAGTCCATTACAACTTTCAGAGCGCAGAAATTCAAATCAATTACCTCATCGTGTTGGCCGTTATGCAGCGAGATGACCTGGCCCCTGACAATGCGAAAAATCTTTGCGGCATCGTTGTTCTCTTCCATCAGGTCCACCCAACAATCATTGCAGGGTGGCTCGTCGGGCGGGACCCTCTCTGAATATTGCTGCCGGCACTGATCGCATTTGGTGAGGACTGCCCCGCCGTCGAGTTCTATCCTGGACGCAGCCTGGTCATCGAAAAACTGCATCCAGTCTATGAGTTTTTTGTTTCGGCCTTTTTTGCCTCAATCCCGGAATTTGAAAGGATCTGGAGACACCGAGCAACAAACCTGTCAAAGACAGGCAAGGCCATCAACTTGATTTTGTTTTCCCGAGTGCAGGCAATTTCCTTTCCCGTACCGCTGTCCTTGAAGTTCTCAATTCCAGTGATCACATAGTCCCAGGTGTCTTCGCGTTCCTTCTGGGCCTGTTCCGGGGTTAGGTCTGGATAATAACTGATCCGTTCCATGGCTCGGGTTTTCGGATTGAGGACGTTCTGGAACTCCCGCTTTTTGCCCTCCATCAATTTTTCGATAAACGGGCTTATTCTTCGAATCTGCACCCGGGCATCCGTCACTGGATCCGCATAAATAACCTCCCCGGTGGCCTGGTCAATGTGTGACTCGAAAAAATAAAACCATTCACCCTGCTCTCCAGCCGAAAGATTAATAAGCATAAATCACCTCTTTAAAATTGAGTTAAAAGTTAAATAAGAAACATGAACGCCCCGCTCACCTTGCCCTCAAAACTCGTCTTAGCCATCCCGTTACGGTCGGCTTCCACACTTCCGGAACTCGTCATGAGTATGGTTCCGCTCGTGCCGATGGTGAGATATGAAGTGGAGTTGATCCAGAACCGGATCCCGCTTGTGACACTATAAACGAGTTTCACCTTGTTCTGTACGCACCCCTGAAGCGTCAACTGCTCTGCATTGGTGGGGTCGTAAGACACGTCAGCCAATGTGATGGTTCCACCGTCCGCGCTGCCGAATTCGAAGATGTCGACGTCAACCCCAAACTCGGAACAATCAACGGTTTTCCTGACGGCTCCCGCAATGGAAAACTTGCCCGCGCCAAGAATTTTTGACGTTTGCCCCAGGGTTACCTTCATAAAACATCCGCTTAAAGTCGTTGCCCTGTCAGCCATCTTTACTTTCCTCCTTGTTGGTTGTGTTTCAGGGCAAAGAAAAAGGGCGGTAGTGAGATGGTTGAGGCACCTCAACTGCCGCCCTTATTTCTTTCTTGCGTTCCCGTTCTCCTGGCCGGGAGAAAAAGAAACCCTGAATTTTTATGTTATGCTATTTACCATCTGCCCCTAATGCCAAATTCTTTTGCTCTTGTGATGCTTTCATTGCCCGGTAAAGTTTGTTTGTGGCCGTATTTACAATCATAGTTGTTAAGTGCCCCGCCGGGACCGAAGTATCAACAAAAATTCTATAGCCTGCTGCCTTGAGGCATTGGCAAAACCCGAAATCCTCTCCGATTGGACTTCCGTCCGGGTTATAGCAAGAGTTAAACCAAGGCCTTGGCATTTTCCGGAATATATCCATGTCGAACATTATACAGCCCGTTCCCGTGGCGTCTACCTCTACTAATTCCCCAGGTTCCCATTCATCGATGCTCTCATAAACGTTTGTCTTTTCATCCAATTCGACCGATTGCATCATCAGGGAATCAAACGGCGGATAACGTCTATGGACCAGGGCCCCAACGATCGGCAGCCGGCGAGACAGCAACTGGGGGATAGTCTTCGGGTGGTACACCTGGTCAACGTCCATCATGATCAATTTTGTGGCGCCCGCCGCCAATGCTGTTTCAACAATATTGTTTCTCAGGGCATGAATAGGTCCATTGTCGGCATGAATAAATGTGAAGTCCGGCTTTTCCATCATGGCGAATGAGTAAAAAAAGGACGAAGGAACGAATGGGAATGTGCATGGGATCCCTATGGCAAGATGTTGATTTGATATTTTCATGCGTCCAGCCCTCCTGCCACCGGTACATGCCAGTTTCGTTTTATGCCAGATTCTTTGGCTATTATTTCTTCCGCATGATTCCATGCGAACAGGACAACGTCCAATGGATTATCCTCCTTGAATTGGCCATGGGGCACGATCGGGATATGTTTGCCGGGCGAATACTTGCCCTGTTTCATGGGGGTCGTGTCATATATTCTCGAAACGATGTCGGCCCCTATGTCGCAAAAATTTAGAACAGTCGTACTCTTTGCAGTTGCAGCATATCCGACGGCGGGTGTTTTCAAACCAGCCAAATCTCTTTTGAACTTTGCTGCGTGTTTTTTAACGTCACGGCCAAAGTGGTCAAATACTTCGAAGGTCCCCAACCCCTCTCCCTTTATTGCCGCCTCGACTTTCAAGGCCGGGGGTCCTCTGTGGCCCACAAAATACCGGATCGATCCGCCATGGGACCAAATGAATTCAAAATCCAATATGTCAAGGTCGTGCATTCGCAGAACGTTCCTCATGGATGCTATCGAAGTATAAAAAATGTGTTCGTTATAAAACTGGTCATAGGCCAGTCGTGAAATGATGTTCCCGAGATACGGCTCCTCGTCGATCCACACTCCATCCGGTGCAAGCATTCGTTTGATATTCCTGAGCACCCCGCCCCGATCCGGAATGTGGGCGAACGAATTGGCAGAAACGAAAACGTCCGTCTTTGGCCAGGCACCCATGATGCCCTCGCCGAACGACTCAAATGGAAAGGGGAAAACCCGGAGACCCTTACTCTTGGCCACCTCGTTGACGCTGCCGGAAGGATCAAATCCGAGATGAACATTATCCCGGAAATGACCCAGGAACGTGCCGTCATTGCTCCCGATTTCCATAATGCAACCATTGGCCGGCAGATATCGCTCCTTGATTAAAGTTGCCAGTCCTGCAAAATGTTCCCGCATCCTTGCCGAGGTTCCCGTGAAGAAAGAATAATTATCATTGAAAACATCCGAACTATCCGGACATTCCCCGATTTGAACGGCCAGGCATTCAGGGCAGAAGTAAACCTCCAGGTTGTAAAACGATTCATCGGCAAACTCTTCCCGGCTTAAGAAATGATTTGCGATCGGCTGCCGCCCAAGATCCAGAAACAGCTTGCAGTCCGTTTCGCATATTCTGCATTTCATGATTTCACCCCCTTGAAACCGGCCTGCCAATCAACGGGATCCGCATAGTACGGATGATTTGAAGGGAGTGGTTCAATGCCCGTGAATCCCGCTGCCACCATCGCCGCCTTTAAAAGACCCGCACTGTAGCAATACCGGTGGAGCGAGTCCTGGACATATGAAAAAATGAAATAGTCGTTCAGCTTTTTCATTTCCATGGGCGTGGGGTTGTCGAAGTAATTCCTTGCCAGCACATCAAAATTCGGAACGACTATGCGGATAACCCCGCCCGGTTTAAGAATACTGAGCCAGTGTTTCAATGCGTTCTGGCCCTCGTCCCAGGTGAGGTGCTCGAGCATGTGGCCGCAGTAGATTTCATCCACGGTATCCGGATCATAAGGAAGCCCCGTTGCGTCGGCCACAAGATCGGGATCCACGTTTGCGAATTGGTCGATATTGACAAAGCCCTTAAGTTTGTACTGTCCGCACCCCAGATTGAGCCGCAAGCCAGGGCCTACACCTACCTGTTTCGGCCCGTTAATAGCTTGGTTTTGCCAGATATCGCCGCCCCACTTTTCGGCCAGGTGCTTTTCATTCCGCGCGACAACTTCCTGATAGTCTATCGCTCCCGCCGCGACCATCGCCTTGAAAGTCATCGACCCTTCATGGTGAACGTAGACATCTCCGGCAATGCCGACTTTATGCCCCGCTGCCCGCGCTCGTAAACAGAAGTCGATCTCTTCTCCTGAGCAGGGCCAGAGCGATTCATCGAAAGGTCCAAGCTCATCATAGAGAGATTTTTTGAAGGTCATGCCAATGCCGATCACCCAGTTGACCTCTTCAGCCTGGCCCTCATTCTCTTTGGCCAGGGCCTCGGCTTCCTTGTCCAAGTCCTCTCGGTTTGTGTAAGTCGGAATTGTCACCTGCTGCATCCCGGCGCAATAGTTTGTCAGGGGTGCTATTATGGAAAATAGCTCGCTGGCTTCATTGGGGTGACAGTCAGGGCAAGCTTCATCTAAATGCAGTATCCGACAAGTTGGGCATTCGTCTATTTCTCCGGTAAATTCCAACCACCCGGTCAATCTCTCCGCCCACCCCGGAGTGACAATCACATCGTTGTTTAAAAGGATGATAATCTCTCCCTTGGCCGCCTGAATCCCCTGGTTTGCCGCCACCGGGAAGCCCTTGTTTTCATCGTTGCGGATCAGGGTCGTTTCGATAAACCCGGTAAATGTGGGCTTGTACGGCGGATCGGATCCGTTATCGATGAGAATAATTTCACAGTCCTGGGTGTGCTCCCGTATTGCCTGGATGCACTCATAGGTCATGTCGTGCTGGTTAAAAATTGGGATGATAATTGAGATCATAAACGCTCCTTAATCTGCTGAAGTTAAAATTTCATATTCGATATGATAGGCCCAAACCTTCGTAGTCCCCGATGGTGTCGTGTGTTCCTCGTCTGCTAAAGTGGCGTTGCCACGTTTCATCCAAATCAAAGTTGATCCCGTTATAGTCAAAGAGCATTCGTCATAAAGCGACTTCAAATAGGTGAACATATCCTCAACTTCAGACGATGATGAAGAGTCCGAAAACAGAGAGAATTGAATCAACACATTTTCGTAATCCTCCGTAAAAGTCTTCTCCGGTACGTCCGAAATGGGCAACAAATAAACGGCATATGGATACTGCGTCCGGGCCGGTGCCCTGCCCCTGTAAAACCTCCCGCCGATATCGGTATAAAACGAGTTGTGCACCCCTCCCGGTGCGGCGGTGAATTTAGTTGTTATTGCTGTGGCAAGGTTTTTCATAGTTCTTTCACTTCAACCCTTACGGCCTCCTTGTGAAATATCACCATGCAGTCCTTGATCTCGGCGCCTTCCACATTGGTAACTTCTGGAAAATCAGGTCCGCTTATTACGAAAGTGGCGTGCGGATCACACTGATTATAGGATATCCCTTCGATGTCCCACTCAATCGGGAGTTGAAGGGAGTCCTTTAAAAGCGATATACCTACCTTTATGCGTCCTTTTTTCATGGCTTAGCCTCCCCTTTATCCTCAATCTCAGTACCTTGAGGCAGCCTGAAAGAGCCAACCTCATCCCCTAAACACGTCACGTCTTCCACGCACGGCACCAGTTGAAACTTTCTCAGGATAGCCGGAAACTGTTTTACGCCGTCTTTCTCGGGATAAAACTCGGCCTTTACGGTCACGATCTCATCAACGGCTAAATGGATGTCGAGCCTTCGGACGTGCTTTAAACCAAGGGCCTCGCAAATTTCTTGGCAAATTAAATTCGATGAACTTATAGCCATTTTATGCTGCCTCCTGAGCAGTAATATCGAGCCAGTGTCTGCCGATGCTCTCGCGCACTTCGATCGGCGGCCCGATGATTGCCATGTATTTCACGCCGTCCTTAATCCGCCAGGACGCCCTCACGTCGCGCCGGTAATGGATCCGGAAATTGTGTGTTGCGGTCCCGGTCAACTGCATCGCCTGAACTGCCTCATCGCTTCGGTGAGTTGTTTTCTTCGCCCAAACGGTGTCAATATCGGTCCAGGTTTCGGTAAAGCCTCCCATGCCATCGGCTACTTTTGTCGGAGCCTGGATCGTGATGCTTTTATTCATTTCGCCTATTTGCACCTTAAAACTCCTCCCAAAGCCTGGCACTGGCTAGAAGTCTTTGAACTGCCGGGTTCGTGGAGTAATCCTTTCCCACAATCTGGGCCTCCCTGTTCAAGAAAAGGTCGGTGCAGATCATCTTGATTGCCGCCTTGATTTTGTACGGAACCAGTGCCCGGGTGGTCCACCCGCACTTGAACCGCACGACAATCGGCTTGCTCGGATACGGGGTGAAGCTCGGCCATGATACCCCGTAGGGGAGCACGATCTTCCCGCACTGATCCCCGTTCATTTCAACTATGTAATCCGTCGTTTCCGTCAGAGTGGTTTCGTCACCGTCCGAGTCGGTATATTTTACGGAAGTCACGCTCTGAAGGTTTCCATAAGGTAGTTTGATGAAATTCGCCGATGGAAATGTATCCAGGAAATAATCCCAGGTCTGGGTTAAGAGGGCGCGTCTTGTGATGTCCTCGACATGCTCTCGGGCTGCCGTGATGTCGGCGTTCAGGAGATCGTCCTGTATCGTTGTGGCGGTCCGTCGAATGACTGCTGTTCCAAATGCACATGCTGCGAGCAATACCTTCGCAACTGTCCGGATATACCTTTTCGATCCGGTATAAGCGATCTCCTGCGTCGCGTTGTCGTTCACCGTGGTAACCTGAGTAAACGCACCTCCGGTCCAATCGTTCCAGGTAGCATTATCGTCGCTTTCCTGGATCTTGCAATCGACCGTTCCGGTTGCCTCATTCGTGCCGGATAATAGTGCAACGACTGCCTCATACCCCAGGACTTCCACACCGGTTCCGGCATGGGTCGTGTAGTTGTCGGCGATAGCCTTTGATCCTGGGGCGATCGATTGCGTTTCATCAATATTATCGGCGAAGGACCCTGAATCCAGCCCCAGATGAATCTTCAGTTCCGCCAGGGTGATAGGTTCAATGACGGGAGCAACTACTATCCCGCCGCCGCCTACTGCTCCGGTTGCCGGTGTTGCTGTTCCTGCTCCAGCCATTATGCAACCACCTCCTCGTCGGGTAGATCATCCATGTCATATCCGGATTTTCTCGCCCAGACATAAACGGTCCCGGCGTCAAGCATGAACGTGACCTGTCCTAGTGTGTTTGTGGTGCCCGAGGCCAGCACATAAAGGCCCGCCGAATCCGACGTCACCCAGATTTCAGCGCCGTCGATCGGGCCACCGGTTACGGAATCCGTCAAGGTATAGGTCCACTCAATCGCGC